TGTGGGAGAAGGTAGATCAAGTTGAGACCACAGGGCTTGTAGAAACAACTTGAAATCTTCTTGTAATGCGGTTAAAGGATCCGTCATATGTGGTAGCGACTAGCACCTGGGCTATGGTACTTTCCTTTTTTACCTGATTTTAAATCTTTTATCAATTGTTTTCTTTGTCTTTCTTTTTCTGCTTCAGATAAAGGTGTATAAGCTATCATCAGTTCTTTTTCAGCTTTGGTAAGTTGTTCACCAGCTTTCTTTTTCTTTTTGATAGCTTTTAGTTTTTCGTTTGACATGGTTAGTTAGAATTTAGTTTTTGTAAGTTTTTCTGGAATTGACCTTGATATTTTTCTATATAAGAATCCATAGGTATTTCTGACATTTCTTTACCACCAAATTGTACAGCTTTTTTCTTTAACCAAGGCTGTGTTCTAGCAGCGTAAACGTCTAACATAGTAAAAAATTCATTAATATCAGCCTTACCAGATACAATATCTTTCGATAATGATTGCATTAAATCTGCAAAATCTAACTCTTTACCTTGTTCAAATCCTCTTTTCCTTAACATAGTATGTAATTCATTATGAGGATCTTTACGCATAACAGTTAAATTTTTTCTAATACCTGCAGTACCTAATTTTAATTTCTTTAAATGCTCCATTACATTTACAGTAATCATTGTATCTTGAGCTAATTCATTTAAGAAAAGATTACCAGTTTCTTTGTTACCAAAAATATGATGCCATTCAATTCCATCACCTGCAAAAATTTCTGATAAACCTTCTTTCAAACCTTTTCGGTTCATAAAGAAAATATGTTTAGCTTCGTCATCTAATAAATTTAAAGAAGCATGTTCAAGTGTAGTTCTTCTAGTTGTTTTTAAATTCTTTTCAGCACGTTTTAATACCCGCCCTCTTTTATTAGCAGGTATTTTTGCAGCTAAATCTCTTGCTTTTTCATAGTCTTTTACTTGCCGAATCCCTTGTTGTAATACTTCTTCTCTATGTAAAAATTGTTGTAATTTAGGTGAGTCAACAAATTGTTCTGGTGTAATATATTGGTATTTTTTATTTAACCCTTTATAATAATTACTATTAGATAGTTCAGTAAGTACATTTTTATTTGATTTAACTATATTAGTTAATTGTTTAGGCACTGGAAACACACCAGCTCCTCCTCTATACATCATACCTGCTAAAGATGTAGGATCAGCAGATCTAAGTGTTAAATCAGTTAGATCTGAAATAGCTGCACCAGACTTAACATATTTAGCAACTTTAGGAGCACCTCCAGCAGTAACTGCTATTTCAGTAGCAATACCTAAAAATTTAGCACCTCTAGGATCAATACCTAAAGCTTTATGAGCAATAACTTCTGCTGGTTTAGCTATAAGTTTTTCACTTAACCAACCTAAACCTTCTACAGCTCTAACAGCTCCAGCTGTAATTACATCAGCAGGGTCTAGCCATTCCTTTCCTTTTACAGTTCTAACATCCATATAAGTATCTTTTAATAGATGACCTGCTGTACTAGAAACTTGTTTAACTGGTTCTGGTATAGAATTAAATACTTTTTCAGCAGCACTAATAGTCCTATCAATAGTTTCCTTACCAATGGTTCTATCTTTATAACTTTGTATTAAATCTTTATTTTCTGATTCTTCTTCTTTTTCTTGACCTGGTAATGGTCCTCCTATGTAAGACATAATTAACTAATATGTGTAAGGATCATTTGTTCCCTATCGGGTATTGTTCCAAAAGTAGCTCGCATCCATCCAAGCCAATTACTACTCCCCTTTTGCTGATTACATCTTCTACAGGCTGGTACAACATTCGTTGCAATATCTTCTCCACCTTTAGATTTAGGTTTAACATGATCGATTGTAAGTTGATGTAATTCATAATTGTTTCCACAATAAACACATGTACAATTAAAGTGCTCTTTAACAGCTCTTCTCCAGAGCTTTTTAGCGTCAGGACTTGTCATGGTTATTAGATTGTATAAGTAATGTTTAGGGGTTAGTAGTAAAGGGGTCAACGTCTTTGTGCCCCTCCTCTACCACGGTTTGTTTTACGAGATTCTCGTTTAAAAGACCCATCAGGTTGTTTAGATGCATCCTCCTTTGAACCTTTAGGTATCTTAAGACTAGCTCGAGCCGCAGCGTGTTTACGCTTGTACTCTTTAGAATGAGCATATTTACCGCCAGGACTATTATCTTTTACATGCTTAGCTCTAGACTTAGCATTAGTCCTATATGTTTCAGTTGATGATTTTGCCATACATCCTTTGGTTTATTAGGTCAGGGTCTACTTTTGGTAGTATATTAGCTAGTTTATCTAATGGGTTTCCATCGTAAGCTATACCACTAATATCATTAGTTTTGAGCCATTCACATGCTGCTTTTAAATCTTGAGTAGAAGCTGTGCCACTTCTGACCCGTGATAGAAATTCTTCTGTGACGAGGCTATGTAATTCATTAAACTGGTCTTCTGTGGCTTTCTTCATTTAGCTTCCTGGGAATAAATTCTTTTTAATCAATTCGACTGCTTTATCATCAATGGTGTTATCAGTTGATGCTGCATAAGCTTCAAGTAGTTGTATAACTAATTCCTTAACAGCAGAAGAGCTGAGGAACGCCATGAGGACGGGTTTGATAAGTAATGTCATTTTTTATTTAGTGGTTTTAGTAGATTTCTTTGTAGTCTTTTTAGCTTTAGCTGCAGCTTCTCTAGCTGCTATTTGCTCTGAGATGGTACTCATAGTTTACTTAAGAGGGTTAATTTTGTCCCACCATTTCTTTGGTGGTTGAGGTGGTAAAAGATCAGACTTTGCTTTTTCTTCTGCCTTTTTATAAGATGCTATTGGTATAACATCACTACACATACTATATACACGGGATTCAGGAATAAGCATAAAGCCTTTCTGCTGTAATTCCGCACATTTTAAGACTCTAACTAATTCATAGTCAAGTCTCATCTTCTCTTCTTGTCTTGCAGCTATACTGCGACACCTTTCTAATCCTCTCTTATCAAGTGGGATCATAAAGTTAATTTGTGCTCCCCAGTTCTCAGCTACCGTATAGGTCTGTTGAGTCATAGTCTCATCAAATGGAGTCGTATGATTTCCCATATAGAATGGGGAGAAAGTCATCGTACTTCCATTACAAGATATGTTAGGTCCGTAGTGCTGTCTTGACGGTGCTCCATTATTCTGGAATTGCACCGCTTGGTTGGTTACATTTCCCGTCGCAGCTGCCACTGGATTACTAACATTATTTGTTTCATCTTCAGCTCTTACTGGTCCTACTGAGAGAAGACCGATAAGGAGACCGTAGTAGCAGTAACGTCGATTTCTCTGTCGATTACTTCTACGGATAGAACTTGACTGGCTGCTCTTTCTACTATCTCTAGAGAGAAAGGATCTCCAGCTGTGTGTAAAGTGTAGACCGAATCTGTGTCTACTAAGCCTCCTGATGAGGCTGATGTATGAGTGATGTTTTCCCCACTCCATTTGTTTAATGCAGACCCATAAGTGGTTGTGGTTATCACCTCCTCTATATCTTGGGTCGTTGTCGTTGTACTGTTCATCGAACCCTGGGTGAAATTTGGGGTTACTAATTCTGCTCTCGCTACCGTGGGTGATGCCAGTGCTAAGAGTACTAGCCATTTCTTCATTGTTTTTTTGAGTTACCGTTACCGTTCCGTGATCCAATACTTAATCCTAGTGAGGCAGTGCTCGCAGAAAAAACCGAAGCTATAAATGTAGGATCAAAATCTAGTATTTTTTTACCTGATGGAGGCTCCCAGTAGGACAAAGTTAACATCGTCCCACTCCACAAAAGTATGGTAATTTTTACTGCGTCGTGGAGCCACTCTCTGCTCTGTTCTTCTTCCATTTGTCTACTTTCTTTTGTAAGAATTTCTGTACTTTCTTTTTGATTGGTTCAAATAAAGATTGAGTAATAGACGTAGTAGCGACTGCCACTACTGCTGTAGTAACAGCTGTAACAACTACTGCTGTCTCAGGTATTGGCATTTGAATATCCAATACAGGTATTTGTAATTTAGGTGGTTCTGGTTGTTCTGATGCTTCAGCTTCTACTCCTTCGGGTGACTCCAAATCACTCGGAGGTATAACCATTGGTTTATATGATGGAAACCTAGCTGTAGGTGGTTTAAACTCGATTTGCATCGAGGGTAGCAGTTTAGGAGTAGTAGGAACTCTTATCCTACCAAGGTTTGCCGACACCGTGAGTTGGAGTTTTCTGTTCGTTTACACCATTCTCTACAGCTGTTTCAATTGCAGCTACAGTACCAGCGTTATCTGCATCTAGTTTTGCTTTAACCCAACCGAGTACTGTTTCCTCTGTAAGGTCTGCATAAGGTACTAGAGTGTCAGGCTTAGGAAGATCTACTTCACCAGTAGCTCTAAAGTTATAAGTACCATCTTCACCGTTAACACGGTAAATTACTTTGTTTACATACCCATCAGCTAGTTCGCGTTGAAGGGTGTTGACTTGCCAAGTTTTTGTTGCCATTTTAATTAATTGTTTATGTCCAAGGAATAAATTGTTGTAACCCGTATTGGACAGCTACGAGTTTTGTTTCACTACCAGTAAATGTAATAGCCTCTTGAGCTATACCTATAATCATTGAAGGATTAGCAGTAGCTTTTTGTCCTATACCTGCTGTAGCGGAAGAACAAATACCATCACCTACCTCAATGTTTCCACCAGCATTATTAACAAGGATATGACCGTCACCTAAGATATAAACATGGTGCATATTTGGATCATTATCTGGTCCATTATTCATTGATCCAGAGTAGGCTCCTAGTATTTTTTTTGAATTAGCTGATTGAGTTTTTTGTACTTTATATATAATACCTCTTTCAGTATCAGATCCATCTTTTTTCTTCTTATATTCAATAGCAGTAGTTTCTAATAATGTTCCATAAGGATAAGCCATCGAATCATCTGATGGATTATCAGCATCTGGAATAATACAAGGGTGTGCTGCGGTAAACGGATCAATTTCTAAAGTACCGGCGTTAAATGTTAAATGACCTTGAGTTGTACCATCTCCATCTTTTACGCATAGTGCGACGTTCGTACCAGCATTATTATCTTTTCCACATTGAACCAATATGCCATATCTATTAGTGGCATTTCCATCATTATAAAACTTTCCAGCATAATTAGAAGCAACATTTGCCGATGATTCGATGATTCCTGATACGTTAGCCCCGTAGTCAGATGTATAAAGTTTCTGAGAATTTCCATAACTTAAGAAAACAGCTCCAGCAGATCCACCTTGAGCTTGTATTTTAGGTAAATAACTACCACTTCCATTATCTTCAATCTGGAATAAGCCACTACTAGCAAGAACTTTTATTTGCCATACGTCAGCACTATCATCACCTTCATCTGCCATTAGTTTTATAATCCCATCTCCTCCTTCTTCTCCATACACCTTAATACCATCACCAAAGGTAGTAAACTTCAGCCCGCCGTTGTGATAAAGTTCTACGGCGTCGTTCTGAGTAGCCTTAATCATTACTTCGCTATCAGCAGCGTTAGTAACTTGAAGTTGGCTAGTAAGTATAGATAATCTTCCAGTACCAGAGTCTTTTATGAAACTGTTGTTGCCGTCATGAAAGATAGATAGATCATTACTTGTTCCAAACCGAGCCTGAGAGTTATCAGGGTGATCGTCATTTCCGGTAACATAAGAATTACCTGTGATAGTAATTCCACTTGTATGGATGAGAAGTCTTTCAGTATTAGCAGTAGAAAAAGCTAAATTATTATCTGCTGGTCTGTATATTGCTGCTGCTGTTGATGGTGTTGATATTGAACCACTAAAGTCAATATAAGCAGTAGACATGTTTAAATTAGTACCGCCTATAGAAGCGTTACCAGTAGTAGCTATATTCTGACTACCAAAATCAGGAGCAACTTTTGTACCTGCTATCGCTGCATCGGATTTAATATCAGCGTTAACGATGGAGTCATCTTTAACTCCATCGCTGTTTATTGTTGTTAATGCCATAGTTATTTAGCCTCCAATGCGGCGACTTTGGTTTCTAATGTTTCGATTTTAGTTGTTAGTTCTTTTATTGCTTCTATAAAATGTCCTGTTAAAGCACCGTAGTTCACCGATTTCAAAGGATCACTATTAGTCTCACCTTCTACAAGTGACTGAGTCATTACTAACTCAGGTAATACTGGTTCAACTTCTTGTGCAATAACTCCGAAACTTTTTTTGTCATCTTCTTTCCAAGTAAATGATCTACCAGTTAATTGTTTGATAGTATTTACTGCACCTGTAATAGTTGTAATATCTTTTTTTCGTCTTTCATCAGAACTACTATAAGAACCGCTATTATTTATGCTTGCTACGTTTGTACCACCAGTAGTTCTGAAGTTCCAAGATCCTCCAGCCGCTTGAAGGTACATATGGTTCGAATGAGTCTGTATTTTTCCAGTTGAAGACTCACCAGTCCAAGTACTATTGTTGAATCTAATATCTCCAGCTATTGTGATCCCGTTAGTAGTAGTTACTAGTTTTGTACTACCCTGATACCACAATTCTGCGCTTCGTGCATCAGTACCTCTGAAAACTGTTTGCCAAGATCCACCTGCATAAGTTTGAATTGCAAACTCATTACCTACATGAGTTGCTTGGATTCTCCAAAAATCAGCATGATCATCACCGTCATCAGCTATTAAATTTAATACAGCATCTTGTCCTTCGCATCCCATAATCTCAAGAGTTGTTGAACCTCCTGAAGGACGGTGGAGTGTTGCTCCCCAAGTTTCCGTATTGAACCTTTTAACGCCGTCGTGATAGAGTTCTACTGGACCTGATTCAAGGAACTTAGCTGAAACCTCACCATTCTCACCATTAGCATCAGCTTGTACGCTGATAACCATACTATCTTCGACGTCTACAAATAAATGACTATTCGTACACCTGATTCTATTGACGTCAGAAGCACCAGAGGTATCATGAAAGATTTGTAGATCTGGACCTGCTCCAAACGTAAGTTTGACATCATCATAAAGTTCTAAATGTCCAACAGTACCTTCAGAGCCATCCCATTTTATTCTTGTAGCCGTTTCACCTTCTTTATTTAATCTAAGATCTCCTTTAATAATTGTACCGTCACTAGCATCAGTACCAGAAATAGTCACTCCACCTGCAGTAGACTCAAGCTTCTTAGTGCCGGCGTGATAGATAGATACGGCTCCGTTAGCTACTGCTGTCATATAGAACGCGGAGTCATCAGCAGTCTTTATCTGTAAATCTGAAGCAAGAATATTTAAATCACCTGTTCCCGTATCTTTTATCCAAGACTCCGTTCCGTCATGAAATATCTCTAAATCATTACCTGTACCAAACTTTGCCTTAGCATTATCATTAAACTCTAAATCAGTACTTCCTCCAGACGCTGCTGTTTGAGCAACAACAAATACTGTTGAACCATTAGCAGGAGCTGTAGCAAATTTTAGAGTACTTCCAGAAATACAATATCCTTGAGAACTATTACTAATAGTTGTTCCAGCATTAGGCTTCTGTATAACACCATTAATACTTACCGTTAAGTTCTGAGCTGTAGCTGGTGTTGTACTCATACTGAAATCAGTACGACTACCATCAATACTTTCACTTAAGGTAACTATTATATTTTGACTAACTCCACCTGCAGCACTACCTCCATCAGTTGCTAGAGCCCATGTACTACCATTCCATTTAATGATCTGATCTGCAGAAGGACTTGATGCACTAACATCACTTAAGTCATTTAATGCACTAACTAAAGTAGGTTTATTTAATATTTGATTATCACCTGAGCTTGAGTTCCAATCAGACTGAACGTTAACTTCAGCTCCAGCTGCAATACCATCTAATTTTGTATGATCTGCATCTGTAAAAGCATTAGTATCTGACTCACCTTCATAAGCAGATTTAATCTCAGCTCCTGTTTGGTCAGCTGTAGCACTAGCTTCTATAGCGTTAAGCTTTGTATGGTCTGCATCAGTAAAGGTATTACTATCACTTGCTGCTTCTACTGCACTAGCAATCTGTGCTGCTGATATAGCTCCAGTATTTCCATTAATAGATAAGACTGCATCCGTAGGAGTTCTAAGCAGTGTAAAGTCTGACATAGAACCAGCTGTTCCAGCATTCTTTACATAGCTTTTATTCTCATCAGTACGAACAACTACATCACCTTCTTGTGTAGTTAAGCCAAGCATAGCTGATTGGTTTGCAGCTTCTTGAACTGTTGTTAAAGCTAAAGAAGTTACTGAAAATTCTGTTCCACTAAGGTTTAATCCTGTACCTGCTGTATAAGTTGTATTATTATCTGTACCCCACTGAGCTGTACCAGCTGACGAGTATTTTAATACTTGACCTGAACTGCCACCTGAAGGGACATGTACGTTACCTGCAGTTGTAGGGTGAGAATAGTTATTAGCAGATGTAGCGATACCATCTAGTTTTGTATGATCAGCATCAGTAAAAGCATTTGTATTAGTTTGCTCTTCATATAGTGTTTTGATTTCACCTCCAGTCTGATCAGCTGTAGCATTAGCTTCAATACCATCTAATTTAGTATGATCAGCATTTGTAAAATCATTTGTAGTTAAACCACCATCACCTATTGAATGAGAAGTAGGAGCAGTCCATGTATTATCTCCTCTTAAAAAGGTGCTACTAGATGGTGTACCAGTAGCTGATAATTCATTAACACCAACAGCATCATCTTTTAGTTCAGCGTTTCCTACCGCATTAGCAGGGATTTTAACGTCTTTAATGGCATCATCTTTAATACCTTCACTACTTACTTGTGTTAATGCCATTAACCTCCCTCCAATGTAGCTACTTTAGTTTTCAATGTTTCAACCTCTGTTGATAGTTCTTGTACAGCTTTAATAAGGGGTGCAATAAATTCTCCATAACGAAGACCA